GCCGCAGGTGCTGTTGCCGCCCCAGGTGCTGTTGCCGCCCCAGGTGCTGTTGCCGCCCCAGGTGCTGTTGCCGCCGCAGGTGCTGTTGCCGCCGCAGGTGCTGCCTTTGGTTGTGTGTATTGTGCTTTATATTGAGCTTGTGCCGCCGCCATAATAGCCTGAGATGCTATTTTCGGGGTAATATTGGCTTTAGCCACTGCTTCCACTACCGCTTCATCATTTTCTCTTAATAAGTCTATATAATTACGCATCAACTCTAAGTGATGTGCCGGCTTTTTGCTTTCCTGTACGTCATCGGGCGGTGGGTTGGCTAGTGCGCCGCCAGCTCCGCCTGGTGGTGCTGATTGGATCTTCCGCATTCCCGGAGGCTGCGGTTTTTGCACGTTTAGTGTTGGATTAGCTTTTGCCTGTGCTGTTTTTCTTGCGGTAGATGCCGCAGTACGAAGTACATTCTCAGCGGCTTTAATAGCTTCTGGTGAATATTTATTATGCTGTAACCATAAGATAACATTTGCTGTTGTTGGTTTTTCACCAGATCCTCCCAAATATTTTTGGAAGCTGGCCCATGCTTTATTTGCAACATCGCCGACATTCATTTTTTCGCTCGATCTATTCGCAAGGTCAGGAGCAAAAGTAGATAGTTTAGATCCTAAATAATTTCCAATTTTACTAAAAGAACCCATTGGAGCTTCTTCAATTTTATTTGGTGTTAAATCTGATGGTTTCATTATAAAATCCTTAGTTAATTATTATCTATTTATTATCTATTTATACTTGCTTGACTTCATGTTGTTTTCCTTAACGATTTTGAAAATCTCTGTAAATCTCTGCCTTTTATAGAACTCAATAACTTCTTTTCCAAAAGTTCAGCCTTCTCACCAGGATAATGCTTGTTAATCAATTCTAACAAGTGTATCGCACTGGATATGATATTATGGGCTCTACTCTCTATTATATACGAGGTATCACTATTATTGCCCATGGCCTCTAATTCTTGTAGCAGAGAACGAGTTTGTTTTTGCATTATAATTATCCTAATAGTATTTATGCTGAACCAGAATAATTATTTCTTTAAGGAACTAAGTAAAGACCTCAGTTTTGACCCTTGAACATCAGCTATCACTTTCTTTGATTCATCGGTTGTTATTACCCCGCTATTATCTACTACTATATTAGATGATACTCCAATCTGACTCATTATATGATTTGCGCTAGGTTGAGGATTATAGCTTGTTTGTTCATCTCCACCGGAGTCAGTAATACGCATAGATTCTACATCATAATCCAAATCAATTTTCATCCCCACACCAGTTGAACTACGTGACTTCATGCATTGAATTTGATACTTACCACGCTCTCGCATACTACGACTTGTAAAGATACCAAACACATTATCTGCTGTGTTAATCTTACTGATACCACCTGCAATATGACTATGATCAAACTCAATCTCATCAACCGCACTACGATTTAGTTGGGAGGCAGTAACCATCAGTACACCTAATTCTTTAGATAAATTTCGCAATTCTTCAGCTACATATTTGTCTTTAATAAACTGATCATTTGGATTGACTTTAACCGACACAGGCATCACTAAATCCAAATAATCTATCATCACAAAATCAACCCGCTTACCTGTTTGAATTTGATATTCTTTCAAATATGCTCGGATATCATTGACATTGCTTTGGGCGGGTAATCCTTTAACTTGATAATTACCTGATTTTTTACCCATCATCTTAACTTTAAGTTCAGTTGTGCTAATATCCTTACGAATTGCTTTAGTTCCCATATTGGTTAACATAGAATCAGTTCTTAGACTGGTTAGTTCTTCACTTAACTCTAAGGTGATATATACTCCGCACAATCCAACCAATAACCAATTCAATGCAATATTCATCATGACCAAACTTTTACCTGATCCTGATCCTCCCGCAAATATATTAAGTTCTCCTCGACTAAAACCACCATACAAAATTCTATCCATCTGTGGCCAGCCAGTTGATACCTGTCCACCTGAGTTAAAATACTTATTGATACGACCTGCCGGATCAGCAAAATAATCTGTACCCATGTCTTTTTGTAAACTGATCTGTACTGCATCCTTAATCAGTTTTTCAACAGGATCATATTCACCTTTTTCAAGTAAATCTACGCTAGTAAGAATAGCACGTTCTAATTCTTGCCGTCTAGTAAAACTCTCAAACTCATCAAAGAACCATTCATAATGCCCTTCACTTAACTCTGTGATAGGTTCAATATCAATACCTGTGGTTGCTTTTATCTGCGCACAATCGGGTAGCACATTATATTTTTGACTATGTTCTTTGAACATCTCTGCTGCTGGTCTAAGAGAACGATCAAAGTTCTCACTGTTCATGATGTTCATTACACGGATATAAAGTTCTGCATTAGTGATCATCATTCTAAGAAATAATTTCTGCACATCTACTGTATAATCCAACTGCTTTTTAGCTTTATCTTTCATTTATAATCTTTCTCTGCTAAACGCAAAATCTTTTTCCTTTGCATCTCTATCTTTATCTTACTGCTTGTCGCGCTTTGCAATATACTTATTATCGTGGCTAGTTTTCCATATTTAACTACTGCATCATTAACATCTTTTACATTCACATCCCAATCAGGTAATGATATTTGATATCCTAATTCTAGCGCACGTTCGCATATTTTCAGTCCGGTCTGATCCCTATCAGGCACAACGATAATCTGCTTATTGAGCGTAGATAACAACTGTATTTGCTCTTGAGAGATATCGTCATGCATGACAGCGACACCGTCTATGCTTAAAGCATCAAATATACCCTCAGTAACAATACATACTTGCCAATCTGATTTCTGTATATCGATGTTAAAAACATAGCCGGGTTGTTGCTCATTGATATACTTAGGTGTTTTGTTATCTAAGAATCTACTAGTATAACCAACGATCTTATTTCTGTATGTGTATGGTACAATGATTCTATTGCCCATCCTTCCATGTTCGTTGGGCGTGATTAAAAACGGATAGTCTTTAGTATCTATCTTGCGAGACCTAAGATAGTCTGCGTAGACTTTATGTTTTGGATTGGTGCTATCTACTATTTCACCTTCAGGTAATATATGTTCATTGAACTTAATTTTTACCCTTGATCTTGTCGGTTTAGTAAAATCCAATAAGTCTTTATGTTGAAGGCTTTCTAAGTTCCATCGTTGTATCTGCTGATCATCTATACCGCACCAAACTAATAGATTTCTAGTCTTTACATTTATGCTACGACCTAAAGTAAAACTACAGGTAAATTGACAGTTGAAACAATGTAAGACCCAATTAGTTTGCCCGTCTAGCTTTATCCCACAACGCATTCTACGATCAGGTTTATGACCTCGATGATGGCAACAAATTCCGTTAAACGAAATCCAGCCAGAGGATGTTGATTTCTTTTTACCAGGAAGGATGGATAATATTGAGAACATTCTGACTATTATAACAGCTTACGTCAGATAAATCAACACATTAGGTTATATTACCTAGATAATATATTGGTTACTACCCCGACGTTACTTTCAAATTGCATTCTAACGTAAGGATGGAATCCCTGGATTACATATCCTTTGGTATCGGATAAATTAGAATACGCATTAGTTAATATCGGATACCAATCTCCGTCTACAATAGCAGAACCTTCAATCACTAGGTTACCGTAATATCCAGAATATTCTGCTTGAAGAGTTAGGACAGGATTATCATTAGTGCTTAATACACTGCTATAATAAGTGATAGCAGTAGAATTAGAGTTAGCATTATGTAGATTAGGGAAATCCTGCCCAGTTGGGATAGTGATTTCATATGATGATACAAAGTTAGGTAGCACTGAATTTACAATATTCAATACACCTCTAGCACCAGCATTTTGATCTACAAATACAGGGAAATCAAACTCCGCTACAGGTATCTCTAATGTATAATAACATTTTTGCGCTGGAATGTCTTCTATATCAGCAGCATTCAATATAAGCGCACATATCCCGGTAGCAGGTAATTGTAGGGTAAGTGCTTTTTGCAGTAATATAGCATTACCTTCATAATTAAGAATCCTGCAGGTAATACTTTTTCCAGTAATATCGATGGGTTTCTGTTCCTGATTGATGAACTGAAATTGCAAGCGGTTATCTACACCCTTATGTAGGGTTAGTGGTTTGGCGTATTGGGGCATGTAACTCCTCGGCGAATATCCGGATAGTAGCACAACAATGTTGCGTTGGACAAAATAGAAAACGGGTGTTGAATACACAAATGTAGGCTCCTAATAATGTATTTAGTCAATGTATTTTTAATTTATTAACTTTGGGTTATCCTATACTAAATAAATGCTAATGACTATGATTCATCATGACTTTTTCAAGAAACTCAGTGACTGCCACCCCTTTATAACAGTTTGTTCCTACGCAGGGCAAGATTATGTTGGAATAGTACAAAATAGAGATGATGTGGTAACCACAATCTATGACTTTGGATCTATAGTCAGTATACCAGCCAAAGAAAGATTCCTAGAATTAGGGGATGTTTGGTGGTGGGAAAGCAATAGATTAATACCAATAAATCTATTCTTGAAGGATGATTGGGTACCCTTTAGACCCTTCTTAAAGACTTTCAACAATAAAAGCCTAACTATAATTCATGGTCCGGTATGCAGTATGGCCGAGTTAAGCAAGCGCCGATCAAAAAGGCGTAGCATAACTCTAGTGAAAAGAATGACATAAGATAAATAAAAGTGTAGTCCACGAGTCTCTTACCTCCCCGACTACTCTAACTGCTATTCATTTACAAGGAGCAATCAGCATGTGTATTTATTGTAACACTACTAACTATCGTAAAATATACGAAAACCATCTTGGTACTATTCCTAAGGATCATGAGGGCCGTAGCTACGAGATTCATCAACTAGATATCACGGAGATAGTTGTGCTAAGTCATAGGTTCCAATTTTCTGATAACACTCACTTAACAAATTTGCATGAACCGCAACAAGCCATGAATAGGAAATTGAGTGACTTTTTTTAAACACATAATCATCAGTACCTTTATCCCACACCGTTTTAGAGATTTCACTCCAAGATTTACCCATCAAATGTTTTTTCCCAGGTCTAATAATAGCTAAAAACATAGCTAATCTAGGAATACTATTAATAGGTTCAGGCATCCTACTGATATTATAGAACTGATTATTCAAATGTATAAGTTTTTCTACAAACAAGTTATTCTTTAGGTCTGCCCAGTTTGGTTCTCGCATCAATTTATTCAAATGCTCTTCACTTTTAATGCTCTCATATACATGAACATTTAGTAAATCTAACTTTAGATATCCACGCTTTTCTGCTGCATCATAATCAATTGCAGCTATATCATTTATAGGATCATATGGGATATCACATACATGCACTCCGCTAGCATGTTTGCGTATAGGTTTAACATTACGCATAGCTGCTGGAATATGTTTGATATGTTTTAGAATATCTTCACGATTCCCTAAATCTATATCTATATCACTAGTAAACTTCATCATGCATCTTTGTCTGATAAGATAGGCACAAACGGAGTAGGCCAAACAATCGAATAACTATCCCATCTAAAGTTTTCTTCTAGAGGTTTATTGTATGGCATATCAACTACATACTGCACCAATGATGTTTCTGACAATACTAAATAACCATGTGCATATTGTGGGGGAATAAACAATGCAGTAGTATTATCTAATACTACCCCAAACCATTTTTTAGATTCTACATCTAAAGCAACATCAAATATTTCTCCAAAAAGCGGCATTACTAGTTTAGACTGATCTTGTCGATGCATTCCTCGTAATACATTATATTTGGATGAAGCTAGATTTATTTGTCTAAACGTTCCCCGCATTTTATCTGAGTCACTTTTCCAAAGTTCACAAAAATCACCACGCGAATCTTTGAATTTAGTATGAGTAATAACTTCTACTCCCGGTAACGATTCACCGTATGTTTTCATGTAACTATTCCCGCTTTAATAAGTTTCAGATATGCTTTTTGAACTATGATAGCTTGACGTTCTGCATCTTCTACCGCTTTGTGTGTAGTGACATGTCCGCCATCTTTCAAACTTACGCCGGTAATATCAAACAAAGTTCTAGTATCTCTAACCGTATAGAAGGGCCAAGGAATCTGCATATTGAGATTTCTCATTGCTGATTCCATAACAACAACGTCAAAAGGTGCACCGTGACTCCATACTGCTTTACGATTCCAACAAAACTTGTACAGTTTTTCCATGCATTCTTTAAATGAGATTCGATCTTTATCCCCAAATGCTTCTTCTTGTGCTGTGGCACTTTGTCCGCCCCACCAAGCTAATGTAGATTCGCTTATGGTTCTTCCGTATTTTTCAGTTTGTTCATCAATAGTAGGTCTAAGTTCCAGCTTTTCTACTACTCCCATACCTTTAGGGTCAAATCTAACTGCACCAATCGTGAGAATCACACAGTCAGGTGTTGTGTCTAATGTTTCCAAATCAATCATAATATGTGAAGCCAAAATTATTCCTTTAAGGTTGCTCAACTTTTATATAATACTATTATAACACTAAAGACATTATCTGACAAGTATATTGGGATAAATATTAGGATGTTAACGATTACTAAAACCGTGACTACTGTTTGGGGTTCAATTTCGGATATGTTAGACGGTGAAGATTTTAATCATGCCAAAATGAAATATATGACCCACATGATGTTATCCAATAAAAGTAACGGTGTATATCTTATAGAAGATCCAACAGCAATAACAACTTATTGGGTTGATGAAAATGCTGCTTTGGCTTATCAAGATTACATCACTAACTTAGCTGAACAATATGATAGGAAGATAATAGAAGTTATTATATGTGATGTATGATTTTACAACCATCGTAACTTAGCTACTATAAATTCCGCGTCTCCGCGTAGATATATTCTACGATAAATATATTGATCATTTTTCCAACACCAATGTTCATTGTGTATCAACTCACTTGGGGAGTCTTTTAACCAATCATCTAACTCTTTGCTAGGTCCCCAGGTTTGCCAACACCAGGCTCTAACTTCATGGAAAGCAGAAGATTTGGCAGGGCCAAATAACTCTATTAAATATTTCCATTTGTCACTTCCTTTATATCTTTTGTCTAACTTGATTATGTTCATTATCTATGCCATAATTCGTACATGACTTTGTATTTGTCATCCCAAATATCTATTTCAATTAATCCAGAAATCAATCTGAAATCCCAGCCAGATCCACGTTGTCCAAAATTTCTACGACACCATTTAACTATGATGCTAGGATCTTCTTTGCGGAATTTACAATCGTATCTATAACAAGTATCAATACCGTTTTTAGTTACACTATCCCTAGATCCGGAATGTGTATCCATTATTTGCGGTATCCAATTTTTATTGTTACTAAGTATACTCATCCCCATCTCAATTTAAATAATATTACATCTTTTTCAAATCTAAATCTAAACCGCATATCCCAATCGTTGTCCCCAACAGCATTAGGACCCCATCTAACATGTTTCTCTGGGTTATCTATTTGATCATATAACCAAACAACGATTTCCCAATACCTTATAGGTTCAAATTCATGTAAGATCACTTCATGCCAAAGTGGATTAGTTGCTTCCCAACCTCTTCTATCGAAATTTTGTTCCCTCATTTCTCTCATTGAAATTTCAACACAAATACTATATACTTCTTTTCATCCATTATCTTGAAACCATCGGTGATATTACCATTAACGATATTCATCTTTATCCCATATTTGGATTCTAGATAATCTTCAAATTCATATGCATCAAACTCTTTTTTAGTTTCCATATATTCTTTTCTGACTAGTTTGATGCCATTCCAATAATCCCATCGTTTCTTTCGTTGGTTTATATGTTCATCATCATCATCATAATCTTGGAAATCTAATGGAACTTTAGTCATGCCCATCTCAACTTAAACCACGCATAGTTTGGTTCTTCTCTAAACTCAAATACACCTTCCCCTACATAACGCCAGCCGTCCATAACGCTATTACCAAATGTTTTACTACACCATTCAATACATGGTAACCAACCCCTTAATCCTACAGTATGGTCTGACATAGGTGCTTCTATGCTTGCTATATACCATCCGTTACTTGAACTTCTCATGCCCATCTTAATAGAAACCATTCGATATCTTTTTCATCTTTGAAGGTCAAATACATACCCTCTCTAGGATGATAACTAAATGTTTGCCAACACCATTCATCAATTTCTTCTTGCCAAACAGCATACTCTTGCCAGGCTCCTGCAATAATCACTACTCTAGAATCTGCTTTGATATATTTTTTCATACAATTCCTCGCCCTTGCATGATCTGTAACAAATAATTTGCCCATTCAGAATGTGCTTCTGCTAACGGGTGACCGTACTGTCCTTTTGGCAAAGCATTATTCTTAATAAATTTATACATGGTATCGTTATTGCTTAATATAGTTCTTTGATTATTATGCCAAACTAGATTTATACTAAATTCATTTTCTACATATATATCATTCCACCAGGCCGGTAAAGCATTAAAAAAGAAATAAGTGATACCTAAATTTTCCAACAGATTTGCTAGCAAATACGAGTGTTGGAAATATCTTTTAATAGATGCATTTTCATTGAGTATGTATAAAATATAATCTTCATGTATCTTATTAACCTTTTCTATTAAGTCATCGGTGATAAACCCACGATCTACAATCATTTTAAATGGTTGTGCAGTATTCCATCTATGCCAATAATTACCAATATTAATTTCATCTCTATCACTCAAAGTCCATCCAATGACTATCATAGTTTCTTGACATTGTTTAGGGGTCATTGACATTACATAGTCTATGGTTGTGCGTAATATTCTGGAGTTGCTACCCCCTCCCATTGACAAATTAATTAATTCTTCTATCCCTAACTTATTCTTTAAACAACCTGCCCAATTTAGTAAATTATATATATTGGAATATGTTGATGCAAAGTTGCCATTTGCATCATTCAAATCCCAATTAATTGGGTCGTTGGGATCTTGTTTAGCTAACCCATTTTTTTTAATAATAGTGTCAAACTTAGGGTCTTGTTCTAACTCATTCCCTGCGGTCCAACTACAGCCATTTACTACAAGCGTCTTTATCATGCTAATGTTTGTTCTAACCAAAGTTTACAATCAGGCCAATTCTTATACTGATATGCTCTACCACCTGCTGCTGTCCAATCAATGTAATTAACGAACTTATCGTCAATCAATATATCGTCAGGATTCTTACAATGAGTATGTTTATCTTTTGTGTATGGCCCAAAGAACACAGGGATTCCTGGAAAATGTTTATTGGCCCAATGTACCTTATCTTGAAATGCCCAATACATATCATTCCTTCTTGGTACAGCAGATAAAAAGGCTACAAACACTTCAGGATTATCAACCGCATACTTAATAATCCAATCTACTAATTCTGGGCCGCCCTCTCTTACTTCTAAATCTCTATATATGCGTGGATGTAGTTTAAGTCTACTCCACTCAGCAGTTGCATAATCATCAACTAACGAGGTACGTGATAGTATCTTATTAGCATGACCAGTAAAATCTGCTACAACTTCATCCATATCAATAAAAATATTCATAATTATCCCCAACGCAACTTAAACCAATTTGCATCTTTCTCGTCAAAAAAGTCAAAATGCATTGCATCTTGTCCTGGATGAAACATAAAACGATCCCCTGGTAATCCAAACTTCTCTACTGTCCACGCTAGTGTCTCATTCCACCATTCACCGGAATCATCTTCATCCCCGGTAATCCATGGTACACTTACTCTAATACCCTGCTTGTTTGAGTAGTTCTTTGACTCTGTTAGTATTTTCTGGTTCACGATGAAATTTTAATGCCCATTGTTCAGGATTGATGTAATCTGAGATCATTTTAACATGATCCGCTTCTAATGTCTCTAATAGATGGATACCACTACCACTTTGATAAAGCATCCAAGGACTTACTTTACCAACAGTTATAGCATAACATATCTTGTTGGTATTACCATATCTTAGATAATCATTACTACTAATATGCTCATCCTTTGCTCTATCAATACAAGTCTCTATACTTCTAGCTATCGCATCAAATGGATCTTCTGTTCGTAAATATTCACAGAGATATCTGGTATACGTGGTATCTATACACCAATTATCTATCTTGATCTGATTCTTCAGTAACCAATCAACAAATCTACTTATATTGATAGCATTGATATCTACACAATAGTTACCAAATTTGATGAATGCGATATAGTATGCACTACGAATAAATTCCTCATAAGTGCGGTTCTTTTTTCCTGTTGTATTCTTCATATAGAATTGCAACCAAGATTGAAACCCTATCCTATTACCCTGTGATTCCTTACCTAACCATCTGCGTTTATATTCGCAGATATGTTTCATTATCGTGTTTTCTCTCAAGAATTCACGTTTGCAGAAATCACAACCAAATTTTATTGGCTTATCAGTTTCCAAGGTCTCTTTCATATTCAGCAATCTGATCATTGGTTATTACCTCATTCAATGTTTCTATGTCGGTTAGTTTCAAGTTAGGAAATAACTCAGCTAATCTTTTCTTTCTCTTATGTGCTGCAACAAATGCCTCACTAACCTCTTCAATATCATCTGCACTTGCTTTAGGATAAATCTTCTTATAATATTCGTTGATATCTTTAGCTTTTGCTGGTGCTTCTAACTTACTAACCTTTAAACTGATATTTGGGATCCATTGATGACGGTAAGTTCCTGTTCCGGGACTTGATGCACATAACATCAACCACTGTAGTTTAGGATGCTTGTGTACCTGTTCATTAAAGAAATATTTATTAGCATAATAATCAATACTACGTATATAATAGTTCTGTATCTCCGATGGTGCTTTAACCGCACTTGACCACATTATCATCATGTAAGGAACAAACTTCTTCTTTTGTTCTTCACTTAATCTATCATAATATGCATAATCTTTTTTATCAATTGCCGCTAAGGCTTCGAACAAGTCAAAGTCTTGTTTAGTAAACTTCTCATCAATTGATACTTTTGCTTTTGTAGCCATTAGAATGCTTGCCGGTAATCCACTATCTCGCAGTTCCTACTAACTTCTTTGATGAAGTAAGCACATTTAGGTTTAGGTCCATCTTCTAATGGGACACATAGAAATTGCCCGTTCTTTAATCTAGGTGCATACCACATTACATCATGGTAAATATCAACAATCTCAATCGGCAAAAAAGTCGGAGAGAATGAAGTTAGCGGATTAAAGATAAAGGCATTAAATCCTCTATCATTGATACTGGTTAGAGGTAAAGTTTCTAAATCACCGTGTTCCTTTTCACCGATAAGTATCTGCCAATCTACTGGCATCTTTATCTTGAAATCCCCTATCTTTAGCACAAGTGCAGGTGCATTAAACGATTCCAAAAAGATTAGCGGAATATAATGATAATCAACCGAACTAGGATTAGAATTGTCTAGGATTGCAAATCTAAGATCATCCACTTCTTCCGGAAGATATTCAAGATTATAAAATTTATTTTCTAATGTTAGGATTCGAATTTTAGTTCTCCAATGTAATTTTCATATGACATTATATACGATTGATATTGGAATGTCAAGCATTAATTTTACAATTGGTGAAATGATATCGATGCATGACGTTACCTTTTCCAAGTTTGCCACAATGATTACATTGTACTGCTGATTTGTTTTTCATTGTTATGCTTCTACTTTTATTAGATTCAGGCGAGTGGACTATACCAGTGATTCCTTTATTCCACGGAGTCCTTCTACTATCACCTGTACTCTAATTTCTCCAATGAAAACGGGTATGATGCATCTTTGTAGAAGGTCTTTCTTTGTGTAAGATGGCGCTTTGCGAATTTACAACTTGATGTTATGTCCCATATAACTACTTCGTCCTTATCTTCCGCTTTGCGGATACCCCTACCAATCGATTGGATAACCCTAACGAAACTCTTGCCAGGTTCAATAAGAACCAAATTGAAAATTCTAGGGAGATTGATACCAACCGATGCCACACCATATGTAGCCACAATGATCTTTCCCGTACTTGTAGCGATTTCATCATACTCTTCTTTCCTTTCCGTTAATTTGGTTTCCCCGCTAACAAATACACTATCGGGTAATCGTTTCACAATCTCTTTACCTGCATTTACTCTATCAACTAATACAAGGGTATTACCAGTTTGCTTTATCTTTAACACTAATTCAGCTATCGAATCTAATCTAGTTGCATCTTCTAATAAATATTTTAACTCAGCTTGATAGTTACCAAACTCTACTTTATCTTGTAACTGTACAATGTTCACATGACATTGTGCTAATACTCCGCGTTCTTGCAATTCACTTGCACTTAACTTGTTGGTTACAGGTCCTAATGATACAAAAATAGATTGACTCTCAAACTTAGCTTTTGGTATGGTTCCTGTCAATCCCCATCTGATTGGTACTTGAGCAAATA